GTTAAAAATCATTACGAGTTTGCCAGAACTATGGAGCATTTCATTCGATTCTTCAAGATATCTTCAGAGGACGCATTACATTTGAGACTTTCTTCAGTCATTTCACCGTCATGGACTTGTTCACATCGATCGAGGGAGTGTTTGATAAAAGGAACATGTTTAAGAGAAAATTTCGTAAGTGTATGCAGTAGAGTATTGATGGAGCAAGATTATGGTGATGTTCAATTAATAATAAAGATTTCAAAAAGTATGATGACAGTGCGAGGTGATTTGTGGTGTAATGTTTTAAATCATGCGAAGAAACATGTACCTGACCATGAGTTAGAAAGAAATGAAGTATTGAGTGCGTTATCTGATACCTATAGTCATTCAACATTCCAAGAAGAGATTGCGTCTTTGAAGAGGTTCGAGGAGAAAGCAACACCTGTTTACACGGATGATTCAGTGTCATTGATTTACACTTTCTTTATGCTAGTCTCAACTGATAGTGAAACAACAATAACAGATGTGAGAAGATTAGGACGTTTTTTAATCGCTTTTTATAGTGTCGAAACTTTTAAAACAAATTTAATATGGCAAAATTCGAGTGAAGCGAGACCTTTTGTTTCAGAAGTTTTAAATTGGGGATTAAGAGCATGTAATGAATGTATATTTACAGGGTCGAAAAGATCAGCTCAAGGGGTAGTATGGTTACCAGATACAGTAATGAATGTGTTTAACAATCCAAATGATGTAGGTTTGTTATTAAGAGTGTTAGATGCTGATTTAAAAACGATACTGTCATTTGACTCAAAAGATCCGACGCGTTTATGTTTTCAGAGATTTGCTATAAAAGGATTTTCTATAAGTAGTTTGTACGAGATATTTAATTTGAAAATTGAGAATAGGAATTTATTTGATTTGATCTTAAATCGAAAGATAAATACTTTGAGTAAGCTTTTTATGCCTATGTTACTAATTAGAGGATATTTTTATAATTACTATTCTGCTTCTGAGATGCGTAATTGGTTCATAACAGATTTAGACTGTCAAAGTTGTTATGTACAGGCGAATTGCAGTCTAAAACAGATCATGGTACTTGATTCAAGAGCGGCAGAAATTTTGGGAAGACAGCCCGAAAGAGCGGGAAGATTAATAAAGCATCAGGATGGAGATTTACGTGACATAAGCAGTTTTGAGCTGAGACATGGAGAGATGCTGTCACGCCAAGGCAACCATTGGATAGCCTTTAATTGTTTGGATTCAAATGATGCGCTTCTTGTTACAATTACTCTAATACACAGATATTTACGAGGAAGTGGCTTGGAGAGTTCTTTTGATATTCAAGTGGCTATGAATGCTTTAGCTAGATGCTATTTATATTGGGGTCCGATTGATACAAAAATAGTATCCGCTATATTTCATATAATGTGTTATCTATTACTAAAGAAAAAATTAGAAGTACAAGGTGGTAATTTACCATGGTATGATTTAGGGACATTTATTAATATAGTTACCAAACCAGAAAGGTTACATTTACTGCTGGTTGAGAAAATGCATGCAGCAGTTGCAAAAGCGTCAATTTATTACTTAAGACTTGCAGTACATGGATTTGGCATAACGAAAGGACATATATCTGAAAATAATATTAGGAAATTAATCCGTATTCCAAAAGTAACAAAATCTATTGTACCTAGAGGAATAATAAAACGTTAGAAATGGTATGTAATGTATATCTAAATATATATCTTGAATAATCTTATGAAATCCCATTTAACCGAGGTTAACGTAGTGATTAAGGATAC